CTATGGAGATTGGAGATCAAATTACAGTACAAATGTTTATTGAATTATTACAAGGTAGTGAAGATGGTATTGAGCTATATGAAGGTTTTTTAAAGCTTATCGAACAAATGGGTATTGATAATTTCTTAACTTTACAAGTATAAGGGAGAATATAGTGGATAAAATTTATAACATATTAAATAATATTGAGAATTATATATCAATATCTAAAGAAAAAATAGATAAAAAAAATTCAGAACTAAATGAGAAAAGTAATTCTGACAATATTTTTGATTTGGTAATGCCTCCACTATCAGAAGAGGATAAAGAAGACTCTTCTATTGTAGAAAACGAAGAACTTAAACAAGAACTATACCAGATGTCTCTAGCTTCGCTGAAAGCTATCAAGGCTCATGTAGCTGGCATTCTTGATGCTATTGACGAAGATAAGTCAGATGTAAAAGAAAATTTGACAGAATCGTGGTTACAGGGTAAAATCGCCATTGTTGCCGATTACGTTCGACACATTCATGATTTTCTCATTTTTTCTGGTGAGGCTGACGATAGTATCAATGCTGGTTCTAGGCCAGGACTTTGGGATAATATTCGCAAAAAGAAAGAAAGAGAAGGGAAAAAGTATAAGCCCGCAAAACGTGGGGATAAAGATAGACCAGATCCTGATACGTGGAATAAGTTGACTAAGGATACTAAGAAGTAATTTGTTATCTAATAATTTTTAAGGAAACTCTAAGGAACTAAAATGGAAAAAAGTTTTGATTCATTGTCTACGTATATATCGCTAGCTAAAAAAACCATCTCTAAATTTGGACCAAAATTTTATAATGGTCTTTCAACAGAGATGTTAAAGAATGAAGAAGCTATTTCTGATGTGGCTACTGCTTTAATGTATGCCGATTGGAGATTTGACTCTGATAGGCCGGGAAAGTCTGGACAAAAAAAGACACTCTATTCTTATAGAAATCAATGTGCTATTTGGGCAATCAAAACTTATGTGACTAATAAGTATAAGAGTAGGAAGCATCTTAGTCTTGATCACGATAATGATAATGATCAGAAGTTAGATAGTATGATTCCAGACTCAAAGCAGCAATCCCCGATTGATTGTATAATCGAACAAGAATATCATACTAATCTATCTAGTGATATTGAACAACTATTCAATAGTAGCACTCTTTCATCAAAGCAGAAAGAGCAGATAGAAATGTACTACTTTCAAGATAAGACATTATCTGAAATAGGAAAAGAGTTTGGTGTTTCAAGAGAAGCTGTTAGACAGAACATCAAGCGTGGATTAGATATCATCAAGAATTTTGACATTTGCAGAGTTTAATAAATGTTTAAATCTATAATGGATTGGATTTCTTCCTTCGTAAAGAAGGAGGAATTACCAATCGTTGAAAAACAACCAGCAACTAAAGTAGAAAATAATGAAACATACATTGGAGCAATATCTTTTAAGGTAACATCCGATTTAGATATTGATGTTATGTGTGCTTTACCAGATATTAAAAATGCTACTATAGACGAAATATCTGTATTGGCCGAAAAGTATGCTGATTTTCTATTGGCCATTAATGAAGGACATTTGAAAGATGATATAATCAATATTATACAGAATAATGTTGATAAGAGCACTGAACCTAAAGATACTTTATTCTTAGAAAATATGCTATTTCATTGGGCATTAACTCATGTTGAATATGAAAAAAAGAAAAGGAATAAAGAGAAAAAAGACCAACCTGTAATTAGACCGATTTCCGTCTTTAACCCTACCTGAAATTGAAACTATCCTACAACTCATTACTATAGTGTAGGGTGTATTTCTTATGGATCTCAGCCTTTTTCAAGGGATTATGGTATCAAAATGAACGGAAAAGAAAATCTCATTATATGGCAAAAATGGGCTGATCCATTTGGTGATGATGATCCTCTAGATCAATTAGTAGATGGTCTTGATTCAGATGTTCCTGATGAATATTCTAACTTTACTGATATAGAACATCAAGATACAGAGGAAGAACCAGGAGAAAAAAGAGAGATCATCAAAAGTCGAAAAAACATTAAAGTTATGGCAACTCCTATGGGGATTATTCCAGTAACAGAGAATACTGCTAGTGGTAGAATCTTTAATTTTTGGACTGGTCACACCAACTTTAATATCACTAGAAGAATAGTAAATCTTATAGAAGAAACTGATGGGGTTGAAACATTAGATATTTTTACTAGATATCGATTTAGAATATCTGTTGGAAAAGCATTTGACGATTCGATTGTTATGAGATGCATAAATGAAAATGTCTATTCCTACCTAGAGTAAATAATCAAATGAATAAAGAACCAGATATTTTATTAATTCATAGTCATGGCATAGATATACAAAATAGAGAAATATATCTGCATTCTTATTTATCTGATTCAGAAGAAGAGGGTGGTGTTGACTATAGATCTGCTGTTACCTTTGAAAAAAATCTTCGCTATTTAAATCTCTTATCACTAGAACCAATCTTAGTTCATATGCATTTGCCAGGAGGAGATTGGCAAGATTGTTTAGGAATGTATGATGCTATAAAATCATCGAAGGCAAAAGTAATTATTCTGGCTTATGCAAAAGCAGAGTCCTCTAGTAGTGTTTTATTGCAAGCTGCTGATCTAAGAATATTAATGCCAAACACAAATGTTCTAATCCATTATGGGTCATTTAGTGTTGATGCTGAACACAGTAAAGCTGCGGCAGCAGGCATACAATGGAACGAAAGAGAGTGCGATAAGATGATTGATGTATTCACTGATAGGTGTATGAATAGTAGTATATGTAAAGAAAAAAATTGGAAAAAGATGATGGCTAAAAAACACATCATCTCTCAATTGGCTAATAAATGTGATTGGATTTTAACATCAGAAGAAGCTTTGTATTATGGTTTTGCTGATGGAGTACTTGGTAGCAAGAAATATCCCAACATAGACTATCTAAAAACTTGCATCAAAAGAAAAAATTAATGTATATCGAATATGCCTGCTATGACTATTCATTATCTGATGAAGAAATAAAAACTAACGTAGCACTAGCAATCAAGCTAGGAGTAAAAAATATTGGTTTACATTATGTTAATATTAACTTAATCAAAAACTTGATAGAAGAGAATAATCTACAAATATCTTCTCCAATAGATTATCCCTATGGTTTATTAGATTCAAAAAATAGGCTATTCGCTATCACTTCTGCCATCAAGGCAGGAGCAAAAACAATTGATATGGTTGTCCCAGCTAAGTTTATTACAAATAGGAAATATGACAAACTAAGAGATGATATCAAAAATAATTTAGCTTTATGTCAAGAGAGTGGTACTGATCTTAGATACATATTAGAATATAGAGTATTTAATCATGAGACATTGGCCAAAACTTGTCAAATCTTCAAAAGCCTTGGTATTGAATATGTTATGCCATCAACTGGGCATATGTTAGATGATATTAGCGATAATATCATAGCTTGCAAGTATTTATCGGCTAAATCTCAAATACAAACTATTTGTAATGGTAATATTTGGACAGAAAAACAGTCTGAATCCTTAAGAGGATCAAATATTTATGGTGTGAGACTACACCACATACCTTCTATTGCTCTTTTTTTGAAAAATAATAGTCTTTGACTATGTTTTGGGGTATATCTTTTAGAACCCTAACCACTTTCAATAATGGAGATTAAAATGTCTCAAATTCAACAAAACGGCGATCCTAGTACTGGAAACTACTATCAGGGTACATCAACTAACAATAATAGTGGCTCAATCATAGCTGGTGGATCAAACCCAGTTAGAAATCTTGTTAAACAAAATCCAAAGGGTAGTGATGTTGGAGTATTTGCTTCAGTCGTTGTTAAAAGCGATTTAGTTGGAAATACAAAATCTGTCACTGGTGGTACATTTGCTCATAATCATGTTAAGCCAATTAGTGCTAAAATCACAACTGAGCTAGCTGGTGTAGGCAATACTGCTATTCTAAAAGGAGCTGATAAGGTAACAAGAAGTATTCATAAGATTGAATCGTTTACCACCAATAGAACAGCAACTGCTTTTAGAGCTGGTTTCAATATGTATACTGGAGCATTCAGTGGGGCTATTACAACAGCTACAGATAGTTTAGGTAATGACGTAGCTGCTAATCCAACATCCGCTGTTCCAGGTAAGTTGACATATCAGACCGGTAGTAATGTAGCAACAGTAGATTCCTACCACGCCAAGACTTCTGCCTAATAATTTAACGTAGTATAAACGACATAAATAAGCCAATGATGCGTAAGTGTCGTTGGCTTGTTTACTTTAAAGAAAGATAAACATATGTCAGAAACCATTATCCACTTCTGGGAAAACATAGCAACAACAAGTATTGGTATAATTGTTACGATGGTTGGTTTTTGGGTGGCTATAGGAAGAAATATGACCACAAAAGCAGAAGTATTAGTCATGATTGAAACTCAATCTCCATATAATCATGATCGTCAATTTATTATGGAAAGATTAAATACTAATAAAGAGACTCAAGCTGCTTTCGCTAATGCTTTACAGAGAAATACCGAAGTAATGAACGAATTAAAAATTCAGATTGCTATGTTAAGTAAAACCTTGGAAGCTTTAGAAGATAGAATCGAAAGACCCTAAAGGTGTATCTATAACTAGTCCAACCACCAATTCAAATTGGAGATTAAAATGTCAAGACCATTCACAGATATTACTACAGCAATTGATGAAAATCCAATCAAAAACGGTAGCATGATAGTATCTTCAACATTTAGAGGTCAATATGGCCTTAATGATACGTATGTTAAAAATACTCCCATTATTTCTGATATTCAAAACAAATATGGTAATAGATTTTATAATGGTATTTTTGTTAGTGTGATTGATGGAATTAATGGAGGTAATGCATAATGAGTGTTACTATTCGTCTAAGAAGAGACTCGTCAACAAACTGGACTACTATTAATCCTATACTCTTATTGGGCGAACCAGGATTTGAAACTGATACAAATAAGTTAAAGATAGGAAATGGAACAGATACTTGGAATAATCTTCCTTATGTTGCTAATGACTTTTTAGGCAATAGATATTATGCTGGTCCATCGGTAACTGTTTATAAACCCAATTATGGAGATGTTGTTGACCATATTGAGGATAATCTAATTTTAACCAGAGGTCTTTGGGGACCTTTATACAACACTTTTTCTGAAACAGAAGTTAATCCGTACACATCTCCGTCTGGAGCAGAATGGAATGTTGATGGATGGGATGATTTTAGTGATATTACTGAAAGATCATATACGACATTAAATGATGTTTTGAATAATTGGCAAATTGGTGAAGAAATTACTAATGCCAAATTAGTTATGCATGATATTCAAAATGATAAGTATCACAAATTCGATTTTAGTTTCTGGCAACCTGGAAATCAAGAGAATAGTTTAGGTGGCGGTTTTAAATATATCAGAACACCACTATGGGTTGATCAGCCAGAAATTACATTCGAGCACACTAGTCATGGCTCAGAAGTTGATGAAATTGATACTGGATTAGTTATAACAAGATCAAATAATAAAGGCATCTATAATATCTTTAGCGAAACAGTTTTCAATCCATCGATCAGCCCATCAGGTACAGAATGGAATAGTGAGGGTTGGGGAGACTTAGCCGACTTAGAAGGAAGGGAATATCAGACCTTTTATGCCGCATCAAACGGCCATCTTGGTAATCATGTATTAGATAAAGAATATGTGATGCATGATACCATCAATGATGAGTATTACAAGATTTATTTTACTAACTGGCAAGCAGATAGCAATGGTGGAGCCGTTACTTATATCCGTCAAAAACTAAATAAGTATTATAAAGGAGAAGGTATAACTTTCTCTGATGGAACATCTCAAAAAACTGCTGGTGTAGTTAGTGATACTAATTTAGTGCCAAACTCTACACGTATAGTTAATATGGTTAGTATTTCTCAAAGTGATTATGACTCTTTAGGAACAAAAGATCCTAGTACATTATATGTCATCCAATAATTAAGGATCTCTCATGGTAGATTTTACAATAGAGTTCTGGACTAAAATCTCTGGATCGGCTCAAACTAGTTTTTTTGCTATAGGAAATGATACATCATTAACCTACACTTCTTCAATATTAACATTGAAACTAGCTGGAAGTACCAAGTCGGGAGTAAGCGCTAGTATACCGATCAATACTTGGACACATATTGCTATCACAAGATATAACAATACTGTCAAGTTATATGTTGCTGGAGTTGCCAAAAGAACATATGTATTTACATCAGATAATATAATAGATACTTCTGGATTATTGACTATTGGAAATGCAAATTCATCGTCTTCATCAAAAAATATTAGAGGATATATTTCTAATTTTCATATAGTAAAAGGACAAGCTCTATATACTGGAAATAGCTATACTCCATCAAGAGCAGTTCCAACCCCAATACTAGGCAGTTCTGTTTTACTAATGGATTTTTATGATAATGATACAAGATATTTGGAAGATATAAGCTCTAATCCAATCTCTAAAACTATAATTAATAGCGGTTCAGTATTTTCTTCCGATAACCCAGCTGGCGCTGGAAATCCTGGAAGTGCTGATTTTACATCGAGTCCAGCTGATTATAAAATAACAGTATCAAATGATGGAGATTTTGCTTTTGATGTTGCGGGAGTGGATCCATCTCCTACTCCAACAGCTACAATAACTCCAACAATAACAAAAAGTCCAACAGTAACACCTACAATAACTCCTACTAATAGCCAACCATCTCATGGATATTGTACCTATGAATGGAACTCAAGTGAATCGGTATGGAATAATATTTTAACTAACTGTGATGTAGGATATGAGTGCGGTGGTGTCCCAGGATTTAATGGAACATTTAATGGACAAAGAGTAAATGTGTCATGTGTTTATTCTGGCACTCCAGCAGTAACACCAACACCAACGCATACTCCAGCAGTAACTACGAGTATAACTCCAACAATTACTAAAACAATAACACTAACTCCTACTATAAGTAGTCCAATAAGAGGATATTGTACTTATGAGTGGAATTCCAGTGAATCAGTATGGAATAATATTTTAACTAATTGTGCTCAAGGATTTTATTGTGGTAATCAACCTGGCTTTAATGGAACATTCAATGGTCAAAGAGTTAATGTAGATTGCGTATCTGAACCAACCTCAACTCCTACTGTAACTCCAACCTCAACTCCAAGTAATTTTGCTCCATATCCATATACAATAAAATATAGAGAAGCTGATGGCTCAAATAATAAGTATGGTTGGGTTGATAATGAAACAGCTTGTACTTTAGAATCAGAGGGCTGGGGAGAAATAACAATATATTCTCCAAGTTCAATATTTACTAATAGTATGAGTTTTTATTTGGATTCTTCAGGATCACAAATTGTTAATGTGGTTGCAAACCAATATTATTATTATTCAAATGAAAATAAATCATTTATGTGGGTTTCGGGAAATACTATTTCAAATATAGCAGCTTGTAATACTTGTGACTCAGTTGCTTTGGTTGGTCTTAATGCTAATACGACTTCAAATTCTGCAATTAGTACCCACGGAGGAGGATGGACAGCATCAGCATATTCTACAGAAACTTATACTGGTCCAGTTTCAGTAACATTTAAGACATCGGCAAGCGACAATTATTTAATGGGTGGATTCGCTTATACTCCAACTTCAAATTCAGAAACCTACATTAATACAACTTATGGTCTCTATATACAGCCAGGATTTTTAGAGATATATGAATATGGTGGTCAAGTTAATGTTCCAGGATCTATTACTAGATCAGTAAATGATATCTGGAAAGTTGATTATGATGGAACAAATGTTAAATATTACCAAAATAATACTTTAATTTATACTTCATCAAACCCAGTAAATCAACCACTCCATGTATTTTTTCCTCTTTTAACGGGTGGAGCGGGAGTTACAGATGTTTGTGTTGTTTCTCCACCATTGCCTAGTCCTACTCCTACTCCGACAGAAACAACCACGCCAACACCCACACCAACACCAGTCAATCCAAACGATCTAATATTTGATTCAAATTACTTGGGAGATTTTATCTTATTAAGTAATTATAACTGTACAGCCTCATTTACATCTGATGATAGTGAAAACGAAACATCCGTTTTAACAAACTATAGAATAAGTGATGGGCAAAAAGTAATTTTCAGCATGATAACAACTTATGGAAATTATGATGGTTATACCGGAGTTGGAATATCAAATCATGATTTTGACGTAAATGACTATATGGGAGTTGATACTAATTCTATAGGATTTTATGACAATGGAGATGTTTGGTATGATGATAATGATATAATAAGTTTAGATTTAGAATTTAAAGGAAACAATAATATTGTAGACGTTGCTGTAGATAGACTTAATAATCTGATATGGATTAGGGTAGATGGAGGATATTGGAATGGTGATGAAACACAAGACCCAGAGACAACATCGGGAGGAATAGATATCTCTGGTATTTCTGGAGATGTTTATCCTGGTGCTGGCCCATATGCTTACGATAATATCTTTGGTCAAATTTCTATTAATAATGTAATATCTAATCCCCCATCAGGATTTACTGTATTAAAAAGTTCACATGCTCCTATTAATGAAACATTTTTTAGTCAAATATATTTAAGTAATTCTAATATAACTTCTATTAAGCTAGGAAATGATGACGTTTCTAAAATATTTTTAGGAGATGTTTTAGTATTCGGAGGTGGCCCTGACATCTGTCTCAATTCAACTTCTAGTGTTAAAATGACAGGGTGGGTTTCTGGTGATAGAATTCTTGCCCCTATTGGATATGCTCCTTGGGGACGCGAAACTTATACTTACGGAAATGAAACCGTTCGTTATGAAACTGGTTTATGGCTGTATACAAATACGACAAACGGAGAACTTGCTAGAGCATATAGTTACGCAAACTGGCCTTGGCTAGTAGATTGGCCTACCCCGTATGCTGCTGAAAAAATCTGTGTTTCTCCAACTCCAACCCCAACTCCAACCCCAACTCCCACCCCAACGCCTGCGGGCTTTGGCAGTTCAGGATTCCAATGGATGAATATTAATTCTGTTACCTCAAGTACAGCATCAGGAATAGGACAAAATAATATTACCATATCGATTACACAAAGTAATGGTGGAATGGCAACTCATCCCGGAATGGTTGGTGGATCAACTTTTCCTGAAACTTATGGTGTTCCACTTACAGGAACTCAAATTTTAAATAGTCAATATGGTACATTTACAGCAGTTTTTAGTCAACCAGTTACAGATGCCTTAGTTGCATTTGCTAGTGTTGGTCAACCAGGATTATCAGTACCAGTACAAGTGTCTACTCCTTTTACTCCAGTTTGGAGCATTGATACTACATATCAAAATGCGGTAAATGGTACTCAATATTCTCAATTTACTGGAGAAGAAGGATATAATATAATCAGAATAGATGGTACAGTAACTACTGTTACTTTCAACTATACTGTTAGTGAATACTATTGCACAGTTTGCTTCGGATTTGTTGATCAAAATACATAATAATAACCGGTGTATTATATTCTGATACTGATATATTTATCTTTAATTGGAGTATTAAAATGGTAAAACCTGGCTATAAAACTAGTGAATTCTGGTTCACTATGGTAAGTTTTATTTTTAGTGGTTTGTATCTAATGGGTCTTATTGGAGAAAATTCTCAAAAGGAAGACCTTATTCAAGAAACAAGCAGAGGTCTAGAAGCTACTATACTTATTATAGGACAATTAACAGTATTATTTAAGTATGTTAAGGGACGAACAGACCTTAAGAAAACTTGGTGGAGCACAGCAACTCCAGAAGAAAGAAAAATAGCTAATAGTCGCAACTCTAAAAGTAAAAAGAAAAAAACAACTAAAAAGAAACCAACTACTGAAATTACAGATCAGGGATTGACCTAATTTCTTTCTTTGGTGTATTATATATTAACAATAAGGAGTTTTTATGGATAGTACAATCTTGAGTATTGAGCTTTTTTCTAAATTAGAAGATCTCATTAATAAAGTCAAAAAGTCATTAAGTAGTAATAAGTCAGTAGCTGTAAATCAAGCATGGGGAATCTTACAACTTGCAGTAGCAGATACGGTACAAGTTATAGAAGATAACAATCCTTCTCTTAAAGGGTCAAATAAAAAAGAGATTGCTTTGAATATGATAAGCAATTTTTATGATAAAGTTTTCTTAGTAGTGAACATCCCATATGTTCCATCTGCTTTACAGCCTATTATACAAAAGTACATCAAAGCTCTTTTGATGTTATTGGTAAGTTCAACTATAGATTCTATGGTTGAAATTTTCAGACAAACCGGTGTGTTTTTGGATCCCAATACTGTTGATCCAAGTGTAGATAATGTACCAAAAATTTCAGATAAATAAAACGAGGAATATAAAATGAATTTTACAGAGAGCTTCCAAGAGTTTAGTAGCAAATTGAGCACAACGGATTTGGCTCTTTACGCCGGTGTAGGTTTAGTTCTATGGGTATTGTTTAAGGATAAGTTAAGTCCAGTACAGCAACTATTGGGTTCATTAGCCGATAGGGTAAAGGGATTATTCTCTAATGGTGGTGTTAAACTTCCAACAGTAGATGTTCCAAAGGTTGATCCTGTTGTGTTGCCAAAAGTAATAGCTGATAGCAAAGAAGATACGTTCTTTAAGCTAGTAGTATCGTGGAAACAAACACGAGACTTAGCAGATAAGAGTGGTTGTGCTGAAGCAGTTAAGGTTGCTGATCAAATGTTTCCATTTTTAAGTCCTAATGTTTGTGCTAAGAAAGAGGAAAAGTGATTATGAAAAACAATAATCTATTACTTATAGTTGCTGGTTTATTGATTCTAGTTGGTCTGGCTAAGTTTGATCTTTCAGGATTTAATTTTTTACCAAATAGACCAGTATCTGTTGATGTTCTGGAATTATCCGCACCAACTGATGAGACAGTTAAAAAAGAAGCCGAAGATGTTATTGCTGTTTTGAAAGAAGCAGGAGTTAAATCAGAAGCTAAAAGACTCAGAGATCTATATCTTGATTTAGCAAAGCTAGTTGAACTTGATGGTGAAGATCAGGTAATTAAAAGTACCGAAGAAATTCGTCAAGCTAATAGTCTAGCCGGTATCATGCTTAGACTAGATATTAAAGGTAAGTATCCCAATTTAGCAAAAGAAGCAAAAGAAGTGGTTGTTGCTTCAATTGGTGATGATCAAATTCTATTATCCAAAGAGCTAAGAGTTAAAGCTGTAGAAGGTCTTAATGCTTTAGCTTGGTCTTGTAACGAAGGTTCAAAATAATGCCTAGACTATCTCCAAAAGAACTATACGATAATTATCGCAAGGGATTCAGCGGATGCATATGGGAGCAGCATGTCTATGATCATTTGATGGAAACTTCAAAGTATCCATTATTTGGTGATGCTAGTAAAAAAATTAGCGGTAGTGGTAAGGGTAAACTCTCAACACCATATAAGAGTGTATTAAAGTTTGATAAAAATCCTTATAATGAAAGACAAACTACTGGAGATTGTGTGAGCCATGGAACACGAAACGCTTGTGATGTTACGCGAGCAGTAGAAATAGATATTGGTAATGAGAGAGAGGATTGGATAGCAAAAGGAGCAACAGAGGCTATCTATGGAGCAAGAGGATTTTCCGGTGAAGGTATGAGTTGCTCTAGAGCCGCAGAGTTTGTTAGTAAGATCGGTGGAATAGTAGTAAGAAAAAACTATCCAGGTGTTGCTGACTTTAGTAAATATAATGGTAGTCTAGGGGCTAGCTGGGGCGGTCGCGGATTACCTGATAAAGTAATAGACACAGCAAACGACCATCAAATAAAAACTGCTTCATTAATACGAACAGTAGAAGAAGCTAGAGATGCTCTTGCTAATGGTTATGGATTAGCAGTATGTTCTAATTATGGATTTAGTAATAGTAGAGATAAAAAGGGATTTGCCAGAACATCTGGTAGTTGGGGACATTGCATGGCTTGGATAGCATGTGATGATACTGGTAGTGAGCCAGCCTTTTTAGTTCAAAATAGCTGGGGTAAATGGAATGATGGTGGACATCCAGAATGGGGTCCAATTCCAGATGGTTCATTTTTAATTCATGCTGATGTGGCCGCTGGAATGTTGGCAATGAATGGATCATATGCATTTAGTGGTTTTGATGGTTTTCCTCTTCAAAAGTTACCAAGCTACGGATTTGAAGACTATCTATAAATCGTAAATTGCTGGTTAACTGATCATCTCTTATTAGGTGTATATAATAATATATCTAGATTCCTTCTGGGGAATAATTTTATGAATTTAAGAGAAAGATTAGAGTTAAGAGCAGTTATCAATATGATAATTAATGTTATTGAAACCTTAGCTAGACTATTTACTAAGGCTCAAGAAAAGTTTGGACCAAAACCCAAAGTAGATACTCCAGACTCTCCAGTTAAACCCAATAGACCACGACCACTTAAAACTGTGGTAGATACTATTGACAATATCATTCCTCTTCCATGGAGAGATAAAAAATGAATAAATTATTTGTTGGCTTATTTTGCATTAGTCTATTGTTTACTCAGTCTAGTTACTATGGCTCAACAATAGCACCAGTCACCCTTGCTGGCGGTATTATTAAAGCCAAGCATATGCAGGAAACAACACAAAAGTATAAAAGAAAAGACTGCCCAGTTTGCAAGGGTAAAGGTTGGTATATGAGTGGTGATGGTATCTTAAAAATTGATTGTACATACTGCGAAGCAGATAAGGGATCAATTTCAGTAGGCCCAATTAAATCAATTAATCCAACAGCACCTAAGAATTATTCTGCTCCGATAAATTGTCCAGATGGCCAATGCCCAGTTAAAACACCAAGGAGATAAATACTATGGCTGATAATGAAAAACTCAAGGCTATAGCTATTAAAATTCTAG